TCGCACCATTAACCTGCCGAACGTTTCCGGCACCGTTATTACAACCGGCGACACTGGAACAGTCACCAGCACGATGATTGCTGATGGCACGATTGTTAACGCCGACGTTAATGCATCCGCTGCAATCGATTACAGCAAACTTGCGGCCCTAACCAGCGGCAACATTGTTCTCGGCAACTCAAGCAACGTTGCAACTAGCACCGCAGTTACCGGCGATGTAACCATCAGCAACGCAGGCGTTACTGCCATTTCCAGTGGCGTCATCGTCAACGCCGATATCAATGCCTCGGCTGCGATTGATTACAGCAAACTGGCAGCGCTTCCTAGCGGCAACATCCTTGTTGGTAGTGCCAGCAACTTCGCTACCAGCACGGCTGTAACTGGCGACATCACTATTAGCAACACCGGCGTTACTGCCATTGCAAGTGGCGTAATCGTCGACGCGGACATCAACGCATCTGCAGCGATTGCCGACAGCAAACTCGCCACAATCTCGACCGCAGGTAAGGTCAGCGGCGGCGCAATCACAAGCGGCACCATTGGTGGTTCCACTGCGGTATCCACTTCTGGAGCGATTGCTACTACCAGCACACTGGCCGTGGGCCAAAGCAGCCCCGCCGCCAACACCGAGCTGGATCTAGCCGGTACTTACGCGCAGACAGTCGTTACGGTCTCGGCGCTGGACATTGATTGCTCCACGGGTAACTACTTCATCAAGACGATCAATGGCGCCTCTACCTTCACGGTCAGCAATGTTCCAGCCAGCCGGGCCTATGCCTTTACACTGGAGCTGACTCAAACCAGCGGTGCAGTGACCTGGTTCAGCGGTGTGGAATGGCCAGGAGGCGTAGCGCCAACGCTAACCGCAGGCAAAACCCACCTGTTTATGTTCGTCACTGATGATGGCGGCACCCGCTGGCGCGGCTCTTCCCTGCTGAACTACACCAACTGATAGGAGATAACTGATGGATCCTAAAACACTACAACTACTGATGGGCTCCTCTGCAGCTGGAGCAGCCGTTGATAAAAACTACATCGAAGACGTATTCAGCACTTGGCTTTATACAGGCAATGGCAGCACTCAGACGATCACAAATGGGATTGACCTAAGTACAAAAGGAGGCCTTACATGGATTAAATCACGCGGCGGCACAACACTGCACCGATTAACAGATACTGTAAGAGGTGCTACGAAATCCATTTCATCCAGCAGTATCGCTGGTGAACTTTCAGAAACTACAGGCCTTACATCATTTACAACTTCCGGGTTCTCTATCGGTGCAGACCTCGATTACAACACTAGCTCAACAACTTATGTTTCTTGGAGCTTTCGCGAGCAAGCAAAGTTCTTTGATGTTGTTACATACACAGGAAACGGAGTAGCTGGAAGATCCGTAAATCACAACCTAGGTAGCACACCTGGTTGCATACTGATTAAAAACATTTCCACAGGTTTTGATTGGCTTGTTTGGCATCGATCATCTATTGGTGGATTTTTTCTGAACACGCAGGATGGTGACCAGAATCAACCTGAATATTTCTTTGGTACAGGCACGACTTATACGGCGCCAACATCATCTGCTTTTACTATCGGCAATGACGGGCGCGAAAATGCAAATGGTAACACTTATGTTGCTTACATATTTGCTCATGATGCTGGTGGCTTTGGCGATAGCGGTAATAACAATGTAATCAGTTGCGGAAGTTATACCGGTAATGGCAGCACAACCGGACCGATAGTTACACTTGGCTGGGAACCGCAGTGGTTACTTATAAAGAGAGCAAGTGGCACTGGAGACTGGTCCATCTTTGACACTTTACGCGGTATTCCAGTGGGAGCTGGAGACGCTTTTATTGCCGCTAATGCAACTACTGCGGAATCGACTCTTAGTAGTTTTATTGACGTAACTGCCACTGGCTTCCAACCAACAAATACAGGTGCATTTATCAATGCCAGTGGCAATACATATATCTACATAGCAATCCGTCGCGGGCCGATGAAGACGCCTACGGATGCAACCAAAGTGTTTAGTCCTGTTGCGTTCACGGGTTCGGGATCTGCAAACCAAACAGTTGACTATGGACTGATCAATGACACACATTTATATAGAGCGCGAACAGCAGGGACGAGCGGTTTTCTTACTTCATCTAGGTTACTTGGGGATGGATATATCCTTACTGGAAGTACTCAACAATTTTTTCTAGGGCCTTCCTATGGAGTTCAGTACTCTCTTGCAAAGAGTAACACAACTGTTACCTATGGCAGCGCTGTCAGCAGTGAACAAAACCAAGGCGCTTTAATTGGTTATTCACTCCGCCGCGCCCCCGGCTTCTTCGACGTGGTGGCTTATACGGGAACGGGAGGCGGTACTGTCTCCCATGGATTAGGAGTAAAGCCACAGTTGTATATCGTTAAGTCGCGCACAGGCGTTACTGAATGGCGTGTATACGCCGAATCACAAGGCGCAACTAAATACGCAAAACTACACTTAACAGATGCATTTACTACTAATTCAAGTTGGTCAGATACCGAGCCCACAAGCTCTGTATTTACTGTGAGTACAAATGCAGCAGTTGGCGCTTCCGGTTCAAATTATGTGGCCTACCTCTTTGCAACCTGCCCAGGCGTCAGCAAGGTCGGCAGTTACACCGGCACCGGCACCACGCTGAGCATTGACTGCGGCTTTACTAACGGAGCACGTTTTGTGCTCATCAAGCGCGCCGATAGCACAGGTGATTGGTACGTCTGGGACACCGCACGAGGCATTATCAGCGGCAACGATCCATACTCCCTTCTTAATAGCACTGCAGCAGAAGTAACCAACACCGACTACATCGATCCTCTTAGTTCAGGCTTCCAGATCAGCTCCACTGCCCCTGTCGCCATCAACGCTTCAGGTGGTACATACATTTATTTGGCGATAGCCTAGAACCATGGAACTCCGCAATCGCGCCACTGGCGCCGTCGTCACTGATTCTCAGTTTCGTGCTGAGAACCCAAACACCAGCTTCCCGCAGGTGCTGACACCCGAGATCATCGAAGATTTCGGCTACGACCCAGTACTGGAAGGACCGCAGCCCACGCTGATCCCTCCTTACCAATACGCCCAGCGCGATGGTGTGGTCGAAGTCAACGGGCAGTGGTTCACCCACTACATCGCCGTTACTGCCGACGCTGACCAAAAGGCCGCTATGGACGCCGCCCAAGGTGACGTTGTTCGGACTGAGCGTAATCAACTATTGGCTGCCTGCGACTGGACCCAGCTAATTGATAGCCCCTTGGATCCAGACGGCCGAGGCGCCTGGCAGTTGTACCGCGAAACCCTGCGGATGGTGCCACAACAACAAGGTTTCCCCTGGACGATTGAATGGCCACCGCAGCCTTCCTGAGCCTTAGTTTTCTGATGCTGATGGGCTTTAGCTTGTTGGCAATCAACCCACGCGATGATGATTGATGGCAGTAAAAAGCAAAACGGCACTGGGGCGTGTTGAGCACAAAACCGGCCGCCCTAAAAAAACACTTCAGGGTCAAGGGCAGCACAGCTTGCCTAATCACGGCAGAAAAAAGACTCGCGGTCAAGGACGCTAATCTGTAGCCAAGGGTTGAAGCTATGCCTCCTAATGGACAACCACGAAGAGGTGTACGCGGCACCGCCTGAGCGACCCAATCCATTCAATCAAGCCGTACCAGCCCTTTTGACCACTGCAGTCATCGGGTTGGGCGGTCTTTTTATGCAAGTCGCAAAGCTAGATCAATCGGTTGGCACAGTTGCGGCGGACATCCAAGAACTGAAGAACGATTCAAAGGAAAGACTGGCCGATCTTGAAGGCAGGGTGCGCATTATTGAAATGACCGTTGGCAGGCATAAATAGCGCCGTACACTTAAGGCATCCGCAGATCTCTCATGGATCCCACCACTGTTGCAGTCATCGCCATTGTTGTTGCCGCCGGTAGCGAGGTGATTGCACTGCTGCCCATCAAAGAGAATGGTTGGGTGCAACTGATTATGAAAGCGCTAAAAGTGATTTTCCCAAAGCGCTGAACGCTGATACGGTATGGCTGGCGCGGTTTGGCGATAAGGACTGGCGGCATCATTTACGCCGCTGGGCACAGGATTACAAGTTTGAGAAGACGCTTGGACCGCGCTTAGACCGTGAGCAGGAAAGGTGGCATCAGGCGCAACCTGAGGAGCCTAAACCTGTTGTTGTGCAACACGAAATTGACGATACCCTGCAGACTGGTGACAGCCGCTTACTTGGTGGCGCCATGAGTATCCACGCCCCTTGGAGCAATGACGCAGAACAAGATCCGCCTAACTGACCTGTTTCGGTTCTATAAATCTGCGCCACATCAGATGGCCAGCATTGTGGAACTTGAGGAAGCAATCAATAAGGCCAATCCGAATATCCTTGCTCGTGACCAGCAATGGTTCAAGACATGGAGTCAGGCTGGCAAGAAAGAAGAAAGCTATTTGCAACCTGCCCTTGATTTAATCAAAAAATGGGAGGGCCTGCGGCTTGAGGGTTACATCTGCCCTGCCGGTGTACCGACCGTGGGCTATGGGCATACAGGGCCAACCGTCAAGGAAGGCATGAAGATCACAGAGGCCGATGCTGAGGCGTTGCTGCTGTCTGATGTAGAACGCTTTGCCCGTGCTGTTGATTCGCAAATCCGTGTGCAGTTGACGCAAAACCAGCGCTGCGCATTGATCAGTTTTACGTTCAATGTTGGCACTGGCGCGCTGATGGAAAGTACCTTGCGCAAGCGATTGAACAACGGTGAAAATCCACAGAAGGTGGCAATGGAGGAGTTGCCACGGTGGAATAAAGGTGGCGGGAAGGTGCTAGAAGGTTTGGTGCGCCGTCGTCGTGATGAGCTTGATCTATTCCTAAAGGGAACAAAGCCGCTGACAAACGATGTGCGATTCACGCCTGATAAATCGTTTAGTTTTCAGGTAACGCCAAACATCAAATATGGTGAGCTGACACTCAATGAAGAGGCTCGCAGGTTTACGGTGCAACATCAATGCGATACAGCGGTTTTGCTCTGTCAGTTTGCTGAGCGTGCCCGTACTGCATTTGGCAATAAGCCTGTAATTATCACCAGCGGTAACAGGCCGCCAAAGGTCAATGCAGCAGTAGGGGGATCCGCTAGGTCAGAGCATTTGTACGATGCACCCGATACTGGCGCGATTGATTTTTACCTCAATGGCGTGAGCACTTACGAGCTGCAGAAATGGGCCGATGCTCACTGGCCGTACTCACTGGGTTATGGCGCACCTAAAGGTTTCATCCATGTCGGCATCAGGCCAGGGCGTCCTAGAGTCCGCTGGGATTACTGACCCTGAATGCTGCTGCCTGATTCGGAGATTCGCGCACTGTGCAAAAGCCATGCGTTGATCCATCCGTTTGACCCTGAGCGATTGAACCCTGCCAGTTACGACGTGGCACTGGGTGACAACATCATGCTTGAGGTAGCAGAGTCGCCTGAGCTGATCAGACACAGCATTGCGGGCCATACCAAGGAAGATCCCTATTGGCTGCAACCCGGAGAATTTATCCTCGCCGAAACGCAGGAGATCTTCAATTTGCCCGATGACCCAGCGATTGCTGCACAGTTTGTACTGAAATCAAGCCGTGCCCGTTCTGGCATTCAGCACATGCTGGCCGGATTTTGTGATCCCGGATGGCATGGCAGCAGGCTGACGCTAGAGCTTAAGAATGTGCGGCAAAAGCACAAGGTGGCGCTATGGCCCAATCTTTTGATCGGCCAGATGGTGTTTATGCCGTTGTCTGACAACCCCGAGCGTTCTTACGCAGAAGTTGGCCATTACAACGGACACACAACCGTAATGCCTTCTTGGGAAACATTTAAGGGTTCCGTGGTTGTGACGCCCTAGATTTAATTGGGGAGATCGGTAGACCGCTCGGGGCCACAACTGGGCGGTTTTTTTATTGCCTAGTGATCTGGCCCTTGCTCATGGCGGAATTCATCGGGTAGGTCAGGGTTTTGTAGAAAGTGGATTGAAAATTCTTGGTAGCCGCGCTGATGCGCCCATAACTGAACTGCGCCAACTGTGCGGAACGGGCCAACGCGTGTTTGGTCTGGGAGTTTGATGTAATAGTTCATCTTGGTTGTCGTGGCTACCCTTTAACAAATCAGTGGCTAACGCGTGGTTGAGCACATTGATGGTACAGAGCTAGTCCGCAAACGTGATGCAAAGAGGAGGTTTAGGGATCAGGTGTTGCTTCATTTCAATTACCACTGTGCCTATTGTTTTGAGCCTTTAGGCAGATCACCAACACTCGATCATGTAGTCCCTAAGGCGAAGGGCGGCACTAGCGAGATGAACAACCTTGTGGCGTGTTGTTTTGGCTGCAATATGTCAAAAGGGCATAAGGATTGGCGTGTGTGGTATCGCAGCCTGCCGTTCTGGTCTGAGATTGGCGAGGCAAGGATTATGGACTGGATCAGCCAGGACTAGGGCGAGGTCATTTGATGCTGGTAGACCTGTGCCTGCCAAAGATCTGAGCTATAGCGACACATTCCCTGGTAACAGGTGCGGTAGTACATTTCACCGCCATCTGCGGGTTCTAGCGTTTCAATAAAGCTGCCATCATCAAAATCAGTCCTGCTTAGTACTATCGGTTCCATCGTCGTATAAAGGGCATTGAGCTGCGAACTTACCGTAGGCGGTTTGTTTGGCTTCGGGGAATTCAAATTCGCATCCGTTACCACCATTGTTGACGCGCAATACAGACCAATGGCTGCAGTCCCAGCAAGTTAGATGCGGCGAATCTGGTGGATCAAGTTGCTGATATTCTTGGCCTTTCTTAATGCTTTGGTAAATGTTGTGAGCCCGAATAAAGGCGGTCTTTAAGTGTGTCGTTTGAAGATCAATGACAACAAATGCACCGCCTTGCTTCGGAAGTTTTACTTTGGCGCGCCAATTTTCAACGAGCGTTCGCCGTTCTAAAACAACTCTGCCGTTGAAAAGGTTGATCATGTCATTCGTCTTCGCCGTAGGCCGGCAAATGGAACAACCGTTCTAGGTTGAAATGATCGGGCGCCAGTTCTTCGGGCTCTTGACTTTCAACGCAAGGATCATTGAGATCACGAACGATGAAGGTAATCGGAGTACGGTGAAGTCTGACCTGAATCGTGCCGATACGTTTGCTGCGAGCAAGGACGTTAAAGCACCAATTTTCAAACCAGTTGAGGAATGGAACTTTGACGGCCATCTTTATGGTTGTGGCAGAAGGTGACGTGTCAAAACGGTGATAGCAACATCAGCGTACCGGCCAGCCAGCTCACTGTCAGCAATACCAAGAGCACGGATGAAATCAGCCCGCAGAACGCTGTAGTCCAGATCACGAACATTGGCGGCAACGTCATAGGCGAAGCGTTCCCAGATGCCGGTGTAGATGTGGTCAGCTTTGTAGTGGTCGTAAAGGATCTCCATGAAATCAGCACGGCGCTGGTCAAGTTGGACACGATTCAGCATGATTTTTAGCGATAGCAAGGGCTTCAGAACGTGTGTTGCAGAGTGGTCCGCGCCATACAGCGATGCCATCCCAACACCATGGCTCAAAGGCTGAATCCAGACCATAACCGACCCAATCCGCTCCGTAGCAGTAATGGCTTGGGCTGTCATATCGGCCGGCTTCAGCCTTGATCGGCGCCATTGGCTATCGGGCAATTTGCCTGTTGATAGCGGATAAATGGCTGCAGTGCAGCGTACATACGGGCACAGTCGTCGATCGTGTGATTGTTGAACCGTGGTGCCCAGTATTCCTCAAGGCATTGTTGAAGGATGGTCTGGATTTCGTTTGTAGAGGGAACAGGCGGCGGCAAATTCTGGCTCATCTATGGCCTCTGGGAAACCGTAGGAGCATTCACTGCGCTGGTATTCAATGCAGTTGTGGCAGTGTTTGGCGGCGACAAGGCAAGCTTTTGGGACGGTGTTTTTGATGCGGACAGGAATTCGTGGAATTTCAGGTGCAACATCTTTCCACGTTCTGCCATTGCGAATGGATGAAATGGCCTGCCGAGTGACGTTGTACTTTTCAGCCAGTGTTGAGTTGTCTTCACTGGATTGAAGGATGTAGATCACATCAGCAGGCGTGAGCGTTGTCGCAGCGATTGAGCGGGCCATCAAAGGCGTGGAAGTTTCACCTCACTATGGCGATCAGGCGTTAGCCATTGCAGCTCGCGGTAATACTGGCCCCATGTTTCGTGGGCAAGTTGTTTGGCCTCGGTGAAGCCACAAGCAACGATCCAGTCGTAAACGTTGATGGATGGAATGGAGAAATAAAAGCGGCGGGGCTGGGGCTGTAGTTGTGTGTTCATCGTTGTTCGATGGGTCGCTTGGAGAGATAAAGCTGTGAGATTTGGTAGGTTGCGCCTGTGGCAAAACTTTGAACGAGGTAGGTAGGCCACGAGCAGCCCTCTACCTTGCTGATTACTGTGGCTTCAACTTGAGGCCAGCCACGGACGTAGCAGGGCATTCCCGGATGGAAGCGCCATAGATCACGTTCTGCTCTGACACCACGCCCGTTGGGGGACATTTTGTAGGTCTTCTGGCTGAGCGGGATAACGGGGGCCACCATGCCAGAGCACTGGGCAGAGAGGACAACGAGGCTCATTTTGTGGTGGTGTAGATGGCGTGCTGAGTGCCGCTGTGGTGGGCGGTTTTAAGAGTGAGGCCATCGTGAATGATGGCGCCGAAGATCAGGCCAGGGATGAGGATTTGCAGCATCCCGTAAGCGCGATTTTTCATGGTGTGGTGTGGGTTTTCGGTTGGCCGGATCGCTCCGGTTGGGTGAATGGTAGCGGCTATTTGGGCGGAGTAAACCCCTGAAATTGGCATGTCGCAATTCGTGATCTAGGCACCCCGCCTAGCCTGAATGTGCTACCGGCTTTGCTATGGACAATGAAGCATGGGATTGGATGACCCTTAAGCCTGACCCCACATCCGCTTTCAACATAGAAAAAGAGGCCAGACGCTTGGAGAACACCCCCAACGCCGGCCCCATCGCTGCTCAGTTGTATAGGGCTTGGAACATGCAGCAGACACTGCTACAGCAAGCCACCAATCGAATCGCAGCACTAGAACTGCAACTGATGAAATCTCAGGCAGATGCCTGAACGTTCCTCCACGTCTTGCCGTATTTGATCAGGTTCACAGTGGTGACGTGAACGCCGTAATCATTGGCGATCTTTTGCGCTGATTCACCACCGGCAGCAAGGCGGCCTTTGATCTCTGCCACCTTCTGTTCGTTCAGAGCACCACGCTTGCGCTTGGCCTTACGAGTTTTGCCAACAATAGAAGGCTTTTCAGTAACTTCAGTGATGGCCTTGGGCTGAGCAGCGCCACCGGATTTGATGACCTGTGCGCTTTCGATCAACCGTTGGATCTGGCCAATGCGGTTGTTCAGTTCGACGATCTGAGAATCGGTGAGGATAATCATGGAATCCATCAGAAAGAGGTTGTGGGTGATTCGGGCTTGAGTGGCGTAAAGGAGCCTTTATTGCCCCATTTGCCACCCCAAAGCGAAAAGCCGGTGTGCTCGGTGTATTCGTCCTTGCCTGTGTAGACACGGATCTTTTGGCCCTTGGCTTCCGCCTGCTCAGCCATGCTCATCAGATAATTGGCCGCGGCCATGGCCTGATCAGAGGTGAAATCAACGACGATTTGCTCTTCAGGAGCTTTGTCGTTTTTGCGATTGCGATTTTCCTGAATGCGGAATTTCGCCGTAAAGGCAATGTCAGCCATTGTTCGATAGGAAGTTTGAGATGATGTGGCGCAGCGCTTGATTGATGTTCTGCCCTGATTTAGCGCAGTACACCTTCAATTGCCGGTAGGTATCAGGTGGAAGCTTGGCCGCAACAATGGTGCGGTTTTTCCTCCGATTGATTTCCTCTTGTGTTTTGGGCCGTCGCCCTGTCATGCGGGATTTTCAGCGATGTACTTAGAAATGAACTCCTTGTGCTCAGGGAACTGAATACGGTCGGCAATACGCGGCGCCATGATCTTGTAATGCTTTTTGAAGGCAGCAATCAGGTCGTCGCGTTTTTCGTAACCCTTGACCCAACCTTTGATTTCTTCAATTTCATCGTCGGTCAGAAACTTGACCTTGGATTCAGCTTTGGGTTCTGCCTTTGGCTTTGCCTTGGGTTGAGTGTCCTGCACTTGGGACGGTTGCTCCTTGGGAGTGTCCTGCTGCAGGGCTGGCTTGACAGGCTCCTCGCGGTGCGGATTTTCTATGGCTTCCCGCGCCCAGAGCTGCCATGCAAGACCGAATTGCGCGGCTGCAGCAGTACAGAGGCAACGCCGATGAGCATCAGTGAGATCACGGGCAGTGACCTTTTCAAACGCGATGGCGTTGTTGCGGTTATCCATGATCGCCTGCGGGAAAGGCGGCGTATCGGATCCGTTGATGTGCTCAAAGCACCCGACCACATAAGCGGTTCCGTCGGGAGATTTCCAGGCATGGCCGGTTTCAGGGTGAGCTTTGAGCGCAAACTGCCAGCCAGGCGCATGATCATGGAGAAGGTGGGCAACGCGGCACCAATTGACGTAATCAGCGGCGTAGGAGCCGGTTCCCTTGGTTGATACGTCTTGCTGCGTGATGATGCCCCCGAGATTGGGGTAATCGTTCATAGGGGTTGTGCGGGTTGTGTGGTGATCGGTGAGGACGGGGCTTCGGACCCATCAGGAGTATACCCGCAAAGGCAAGGATTGTCTAGATGCGTTCAAAGTGGTATCCGTTTGCCTTATGCCCTTTTCTTATTGCCCTGCTTATGCCCTGCCTTGCAACGTATACATCACGGGCGGCCTCGCCAAGGCTTGCGTAAATCTTGCCTGTCTCTACGCACCGCACGCGCTTCTCTGGAAACTTGCGTCTGGGTCGTTTGGGATATTGCCGCAGGATTTCACGCGCCAGGTCGGCATCCTCTAGCAGCAGCCCGAGCCCAACCTGATCCACACCGCCAAAGCATTCAGGTCGCTTTTTGGCAAACCTCAGAAGCTCCTTTTTGGTGACGTAATTAAAGGCAAATTTTTTACCATCGTGCTGATAGGTTTCAAGCGGATCAACACTTAGCTTTTTCCAGCCAGCGACCGTATTGCGCGGCAATTTCAGAACCTCGGCCACCTTGGCAAAGCTGTAATACATGATCTCAGCTCGCGTGGAGTAGCCCAGTTTCCTGATCTTTTTGTCGATTGAGATGGCTGTTCTATCTGGGCGCCCTCGCATTCGGTTCCACATATTGAACGCCTTTACCAGACGCCTTAGCGGCAGGCTTTGCACAAGGTCTAGCAGCGTGTCAGTTTCTTCTTTTGTCCAAGGCCGAACCGTTGGCCTGAACTTAAAACTGCATTCGCGGCTGCAGGTTTTGCGGGTTGACGGCCTGCCGTTGCGCATCATCTTGATGTCAAACTCAGCGCCGCAAATTTTGCAGATTCGCGTGTACTTAGATGCTTTCACAGTGGATTGATGGTGATAAGTGCGCCAGGTAGTTCGCCTTCATTGGCGTATTGTTTTGAGGCAATCAGGGTGACAACTTGGGAATCATCTTTGATTAGAACGCCCGTGATGCCGTCAAGGGTTGATCTGCACAGCTTGTCAAGATCAGGTTTGGTGCTTTTGTAAAACGGAGCCTTGGGCTTGAGTACACCTTTGCTGTTGTAATGCGCTTTCGGTCGATTGAACATAAAAGTGATCAACACCGATACCTGGCCATCAGTCATCGGTTCGCCTGTACCCAGGGCTGCCTGGTTAACCGCAAAACGCCATGGCTTGACCTTTGCTGATGCTTCGACCATCCGGCCGTTACCAACATGACGCTTGCTGCCCTGAGGTGCTGGCTCAATGCCCTGCACGGCGAATTTCACTTCGTATGCGTCAGACAACGATTCAGGTGATCAACTGGTGTGCTCAGTGTGATGCCTTGCACGTCGGGCCGCATGGATAGCAGCCAGAACAGTAGCCGCGTCTGCCACGACAGGTTATGAGGGTTGGCCATGGGAACGAATCAAGCAGTTTTCAAGGTGGATCTTTTCGCGTGCTGATTGGTAATACAAACTGCGGGCCTCTTCTTTGGGGTCAACGGTCAGCAAGTAACTCACCAGCTCAGCAACGGCATTGCTGTATTGCTCTGGATCCCATAGGTCGTACTTAGCCAAGATGGCCTCAATCCGATCATCTATGGGAGAGCCAGCCATTAGAACTCTGCTTTAGGCAGCGTCACTCTCCAGTATTCTGTTTCCCGCTTCGTGGCGACGCCCTCAAACTGCTCTAGTTGCTGCAGCTCTTTGACGGCATTGCTGTATTGCCAACTTGTTCGGGTGCAGCGGGATACTTTGACGCCGTGTGCAGCAAGGTTGCCATCGTCGTCTTTCAGGTCGTCCATGTCGCCGGCGGTATACATCAGGGCCAGATCCTCCATAAGACGATCCAGGATTTCC